GTCCAAAATTCTTGGCGAATGTTTCAAGCGATTAGAAGCCCGTGGGTGCGTTATTTCGAGGTGCCCGCTAGGTAAGTATCCTAAAAATTTGGACGCATGGGCGGGCTTCCTATCGTGTCAATCCCCAAATCCAAAAACTTTGGTCTAGGGCTGTAACAATCCGTGACCAAAATATTTGGATTTGCTCTTGACCGATGTCCAAATATTTTGGATAACTAGGCATCGATCAACGCAAAGGGGAACTACGATGTCTGTCAAGCTTTATGGCGAAGTCACCGCGCGAATTCTGGCGCAACTCGAAACCGGCACCGCGCCATGGGTCAAGCCATGGTCCGCGACACCCGGCAAAAACATTCCGCACAACGCCGCAACCGGCAACGCCTATTCCGGCTGCAACGTCATCCTGCTTTGGATGGCGCAAGGGTCGTTCACCTCGCCGCGCTGGCTGACCTATAAGCAGGCGCAGGAATTGGGCGGCAACGTGCGCAAGGGCGAGAAAAGCCCGGCAACCATCGTCAAGGTGTTGCGGCTTGAGGACAAGCGCGCCACTGAAACCGATGAACAGGGCCGCCGCGTCTTTACCGCCTTGAAAGCGTATTCCGTTTTCAACGTCGATCAGTGCGAAGGCCTGCCCGCCGAGGTCTTGAACCCGGAACCGGTCAAACCGCGCCATGAGGATGAGCGCGACGCGACCGTGGATGAATTCATCGCGGCATCGGGCTGCGATTTCCGCGCCGATGTCGGCGGGGACCGCGCCTATTACTCGCCCTCGCAGGATTTTATCGCGATGCCCGCCTTTGAGGCGTTCCGTTCCGCGACTGACTATTATGGCGTCGCGTTCCACGAATTGGGCCATTGGACCGGCCACAAGTCGCGGCTGGATCGCGACAACGGCATGAAAGGCCGTTTCGGGGACCGCGCCTATGCGGCCGAAGAATTGGTCGCCGAGTTGACCGCCGCCTTCCTTTGCGCCGAGTTCAATTTCGACGGCCAGTTGCAACATGCCGAGTACATCGCGAATTGGATTGAGCTACTGCGCGACGATAGCCGCGCGTTCTTCACCGCAGCCAGCAAGGCACAGGCAGCGGCGCAATTCTTGCGGGATTGCGCGCTCACCGAACCTGTCGCGCTCGCCGCCTAACCAACCAAACATTGCGACCATGCCGGGCAGCGAAAGCTTTCCCGGCTTGGCGCAGTAGAGGCAGGGCATTCCGCACTGCCCGCAAAGGGGAAATGAAAATGGCTACCGTGATTTTGAATGCTTACACCGCCAGCAAATTCGACGGCGGGTTGTCAATTGCGCTTTGCGTGGCGGGTGAACCGCCGTTTCCGCGCCGCACCGTCGAGATTAAAAATCTCGCCGATATTGTCGCCGCGTTCGAGGTCTACAAGGTCGAGGCCGCTGCCACCGGCAAGCCGCTGGCGCTGTCAGTTCTGATGAAAAACGGCGACCGCAAGCCGCCCGGCTTCAACAAACTGGTAGCAGCAATCCGCTATGAAACCGTAAACATCTAACCTCAAAAACCCGCCTTGACCGGCGGGTTTTTTTCTTGCCTGTTTCCAAAATATTTGGCATCGTGCAACAGGCAAACCAAAGGGGACATCGTGATCGTTTATTACCGGGTATCAACCCAAAAGCAGGGCCGATCTGGTCTAGGCTTGGAAGCGCAGCGCGTCGTCATCGAGCGCTTCGCGGCCGATCAGGCGCTGACCATCGCAGGCGAATTTATCGAGGTCGAAACCGGCAAGGGATCGGACGCACTCGACAAGCGGCCGAAGCTGGCCGCAGCACTAGCGCTGGCGAAAAAGCTGAAATGCCCCGTGGTGGTGGCGAAGCTTGACCGATTGAGCCGCGATGTCGCTTTCATCGCCAGTCTGATGGCGCAGCGGGTGCCGTTCATCGTCGCCGATCTGGGCCGCGATGCCGATCCGTTCATGCTGCACATTTACGCAGCCCTCGCCGAGAAAGAGCGGCGGATGATTTCGCAGCGGACCCGCGACGCGCTCGCGGCCGCCAAGTCGCGCGGCGTGGTCTTGGGCAACGCCGTGCAGGCCAAGGCCAATCAGGACAACGCTGCCGAATTTGCCGAAGGCCTGCGCGATGTCATCGCGCCGGTCATCAATCTGTCGTCGCGGCGGATCGCGGCGCACCTCAATGGCCAAGGCATCACAACGCCGACCGGCAAGGCATGGCAATCCGCCACCGTACTGCGCTTGGTGGAACGCTTGAAGGGGGCGCGGTCATGATCGAAACAATTTGGATTGCGCTATACCTACTTTGGCAAGCGGTAGCGTGGGTTGCACCGGGTATCGGCGCTTTCCTTGCCATCGTGCTGGTCGCAAACCTCGTCCACGATTACGGCCGCGCCCGCGATGAGCGCTTGCGGGAAATCATCCGAGAGAAATTGTGGGAACGCGACAACCACTGACATCAAAAAGGACCGGCTGGGCGACAACCGATCCTTTTTTGGATCGAGGTACGCGGGTGCGCCGCCCCACAACCCACTCAACCAAAACCGGCACCATGCGCGCATGAGATGCAAAGGGGGCTTTTTATCCCACGGGGGCATTGGCGCGGTCTTGGAAGATACCGGATCAGGCGTCGAAAACGCCCCTTTGTCAATCGTCAAAATTCTTGGTTGCGCAACTTTTCCCAGAAATCGGCCAGCCGGTCGCCTGCATCCCGTAATAGTTCCAGCGCCGCCATCCGCGCCCGGTACGGTGACTGGAACCCGAGATGGTGCCCCACCGTCATCAGGTCAACCTCAAAACAGGCAACACAATCAGCCACAAAGGCGATTTCGGGGTGAATATACCCGATCTGGGCGCGCGCCGTCCGGTACAGGTTCCGGTGATCCGCCTGCGCCTCGTTCTTGGCCAGCCCCGACATCGCGGTAGGATCGAACGCCAGTACCCGGTTTAGGTCGATGGAATTTAAATGCCCCGCCAAGCCGCCAGCGAACCAATGCAGCGCGTATTTTTTTAAGCCGGTGAATTCCTCGCCGGAAATTTTTTGACGCACCAGCGCCCTCGCCAGCGGGCTGTCGGTCATCTTGTAGCGGTGACCATCCCGCTTGTTGCCGCCGATTTCGAAGTCACCGTCTTTGAGCTTGCCTGCGTGTTGCAGGCGTTCGGGGGTTGGCCCCGATGTCGGTTGATGCACTCGATCCCTCTGCGATCTCCCCTTTGCAAAGCCTCTCGCGCGCGCAGCAGCATACACAGAAAGAAGTAAGGGAAAAGAATATGTGCTGTAGCTAGTACGGCGCGGCTACAGCAAAGCACCAAGCAAACGAATAGCAAACGAGTAGCAATTGCTACTTTGGCGACGATCTCACGGAAATTTTATTGGTGATGCGCTGACGTGCGCCAGCGTGCGTGGAACGTCATGGGATGCCATGAGACAACAAGAGACGACAAGGTAACACCGGGGACTTGTTTGACAGGCGGCCTCTGATGACAATTATAGCGATCCTCTGAAATTGGAGGATCACATGCCCAACGCTCAAAAACGCTACCATGAATATCTTCGCACCGACGCTTGGAAATTGAAGGCGGATCAGGCCAAGGCCGCAGCCGGGTTTCGCTGCCAGATCACTTGGAACGGCGCGCGCTGTCGCAATCGCGCCGTCGAGGTTCATCACAAGGACTACCGGCGCGTCTACCATGAACGCCCCGAGGATTTGGTAGCCGCCTGCCGGGACTGTCATCGCCGCCTGCATCACATTGCCAGCATCGCGGCAAACGACAATCAATTGACGCTGCCGTTAGGGCCGCCGCTTGAAGCGGTTGATGGACGCGATAATGCCGCCCTTCTGCCCGGCCGCCGCGCGTTTGGCTCTTAGATCGGCGGTGCGGTGCATTTCATGTTCGATGCGTCGGTGCTTCCAGCCGTCATAGAAAAACGCCTGTAGCACCGGCTTGTCGGCCTTCCATTCTTCCGGCGTGGAAAGTGTGATTTGCGCCAGTTGCTGGTCGTCGTCGGGTAGACTGCCGATTGTCCAGTAATGTCCGATCAGCATCAGGTACGAGGCATGCTGCGACTTGGTCAGATGCCTTGTGTGGCTGAAATAGTCGCCCCAATAAAATGGCATCCAAAGCCGCTGCATCATGTGCGTCCGGTCAGGAAGGCGCGGCCCTTCGGTGTGATGACGCAGACGTACCCCGACTTGCCGGACGGCGTCAGGGCGCGCTCCCCCGTGCGCTCGATCAATCCCTTGGTGCGCAGGTCGGAACAGCGCTGATGACACAGCCGGTTGCCGCCAAGCCCAACCAGCCGGTAAGCGTCGTGATCAAGCAATGGCCGCGCGTGTTCGTGATAGGCGCGCAAGATGCGCAGCGCCTGCGCCGTGACCGGCACTGACGCCGCCGCCTCATGCGAGGTGGCGGGATCGGTTGCCCGCGCATGGGCATATTCGAACAGGTCCGGCCCTTCGGGCGGTTCAAACCGTCTCGCCATTATCGACTATCCGCAGGTAGGTGTATTTTCTGATCTTCGACTTCTTGCCGCCGGGGAGCGCCGAGTGGTTGACCGACAGCGTCTTGTTGATCAGCGCATCGACCACCGCGCGCGGATTGGAATTGACCTGCACGATCTCAACGTCGTGGTCGCTCCCGTACTCGCGGCCCCAGATTGAGAAGCGTTGTTTCATGGTGTGATCCCATAGCTCGCCCAGAATTCGCGCTCGTTCATCGTGTGCAATTCGCGGTGATGCCGCCCGCACAGCGGCACCGCCTTGGCGTCGTCCGCCTTGCGTCCCATCCCGACGACGCCGATGCGCGGGTGGTGCGCTTCGACGCTGGTATCGTCGCCGCAGATGCAGCACGGCTCTCGCCGCACCCGCGCCAAATAAGCTTCATCGCGTCTGCGCGGGCTTCTCATCGTGCCGCCTGCTTTCACATGCGCGACAAAGCACGCGCGTCATCTGGTCGGTCGGACAGCGAAACTTCCATCCACAACGCGGACAGCGCAGTGAGGTGGTGCGGCGCTGTTTGTCGAAGCGGAGAAAGGCGCTGGCGTTATCCATGGTTCTCTTTCGCCTTCCAGCCCTGGAACGCATTGTCCATTTCGTACCATTTGAGCCGATGCTGACCGAAGCCGGGCTTGGCGAGATCGGCGCGCGAGGCAACGCTGCAATAGGCGCGCACAAACTCGGCGGCGTCGTCGTGGCAGTTGCAGACGATGTGGTTGCCGAGCGGAAAACCCTCCTCCTCCAGCCACGCCCAAAACACCGGATCGGAGCACCTGATCCCGGCCTGCTTAGTCGGGCCGAGGTCGCGCCATTTGTCGCGCACTTCGACGGCATGCTCGCGCGGCGTCCCGTCGTCGTTTTTTTCAACTAGCGCGCATTCGTAAATCGTACCCATGTTGGCGACCGCGATGCGCTGATCCATGTCGGCAGCGGCAATCACAAGGCTCAGAACCCAATCGCCGGATTGCCTCTGTCTCAAGCCATCTTTTTTGGCCTCAAACGGGATCGCACTCCGCCTCGCTCGCTGTGCCATGTTCATCGGCTTGCCATCCCTCGATTTCGATGCGGATTTTCGACTTGCACCAGCCCGTGACCGCAAAATGCTCGCCGTCGATCACGATGTGCCCGCTGACATGCGGCTGTTCGTCAGAGATCAACAGAACGCCCTTCAAATCCCTCATGCCGCCTTCCGCTTGTTGATGGTCAGGGTGATGTGGTCGCGCATCACCGCAGGCATGCCGTCAATCAGCGCGGTGTTGGCGGTGACGTACTTGTCGAGATCGGGCGGCGGCAGCGTGTTGATGGTGCCGATCAGAAGCTTGTAGGCTTGCCGGTAGGCGTTGACGCCAATGACCGGCGCGATCTTGCGCGCGTGTTCGGTGTAGAGTGCGTTCAATTGCTGTTGCGCAGTGTCCGGAATGAAGGAAGATTTGCCGCGCTGTTCCAGCACGATCCAAGGCGATTTGATCTCATAGAGATAGCGGCCGATCCCCCACCGCACCGCCGCGCGCTTGAAGGCGTCGCTCAATGCGCCCTTCTCCGCTTCCATGTCGGTCGCGCCCGCGCCGTCCGCCTTGAAAATCCATTCGTTGCCGATCTTGACGCCGATGTTGCAGACAATCGAGGTGCCGACGCCCGGCGTATAGTGGTCCTGCCAAGCGTCCGGCCCGCAGACGCTGTCGAGCCGATCCATCACAGCGCGGGTGTCGATGTAGCAAAGCGGTTGCCCGCGCAGCGCATCGCCCTCCTTGCGGTTGCGCTCGTTGGTCGGCCCGACGCGCCAAGACACCTCCTCAACCGGGAATGGGGCGCTCAAAGCGTCGAACAGGTCTTGGACGTTTTCCCATGTCATCGTGGATACACCGCTAGGCTTGGCTCGCCGTTCGACAGCGTCCAACCATCGACGCTCTGGCCGTTCAACAATGCGGTTTTGATTTTCTCCTTGTCCGGCGCGCGTGTGATCCGGCAAAACTCATCCGGCACCGTGTCGGGATCGCCGATCACCTTCGGCACGCCGTTTTTGATCGACAGGGTCGCTTCCGGCAGTTCGATCTTGCGGATGTCGGCGGCGGAAAGGATTTTCATCATCATGCCGCGCAGGAACTCGACGCGCATTTCATAGCGGGTGTGCCGGGCCTTGATGTTGTCCAGCCGGGCCTTGCTGCCAACGACGCCCTCTTGCGCCTTGCCGTAGCCGTCGAGGACCGCCGACAGGAATTCTTTCAAGTTGGTGGCACCCTCAAGGGTATCGACCTTGAGCACTTCGTCGTCGCCCTTGAGTTCCGGAAATTGGAGGTAGAGGTTGGCGATGTCTTGCTGTAGTTGCCGGGCGTCAAATCTAGCCATGCTTGCCCTCCGCTCTGTCGAGTAGCCGGGACAGGAGGTCGCGGGTTTCTTCGAGGTAGCCGCGCGCCGATCTTGCCTGCGCCCGTGTCAGGCTGTCGCGCAGCGCGCGGGCATCGTGCATCATCCGCGTCAGGCGTTGCTGGACGCCGTCCGGCAGTTCGCTATGCACCAATTCCGGTTTTGGGTTTGGCATGGTAGGTCGCCTCTGCTTTCATCACGGTTTCCAGCGCACTCATCAGTTCGTTTTTGAGCCGACGCAGATCGTCCAGCGCCAGCGTCTCGAAATCGGGCCGCGCCATCAGGCGGTCGGTGTAGAACAGGCAGGACGCCGCCGCCTCGCGGATCATTTGGAGGTTGAGGCCGACGCCATGGTCGTACTCGTCCAGCGTCATGACAGCCTCTTTTTGGGGTTCAGTCGCGCATGGACCTTTTCGCCGATCCGCATCCGCAGGATGTCGATGTCGTCGCGCAACAGGTCGTCGCGATGCAGCTTGCGGGTGATGCGCTCGACGCCGTTGATGATGGTGCCGTGATCGCGGCGGCCGAGACGGTTGGCAATGTCTTGCAGCGACATCCGCGTCAGGCGGCGGGCAAGGTAATAGACAATCATCCGGGGGATCGTGACGGTGTGCGCCCGCGACGGCGATCTGATTTCAACCACCTCGATGCGGTAGAAATCCGCCACGGCCTCAATGATCTCGCGAAGCATGGGCTGGTGCGCCGACAGGATGCCAGTCAACCGTTCCAGCAACTGTTCATGCTCGTCCAGTTTCTCTTGCATAGCCACTATCGTTGCCCGGAGTTCATCCGGGCGTGCGTCATCGTTAAGGGACATGGTAGTCTCCCCTCTGCCGCGCGATCAGGCCGCGCGCTTCGGTCGTTCGAAACCAGTCATTTTCCAGAGATAGGGCGGGGCGGTGTAGCCGAGCTTCTCCAACTTCTGCACCATCACGACGTAGGTCCGTGGCGGGAAGCAGTCAAAATAACCGTGCCAGTTCCAGACGGCCTTGTCGGTGCTTTTGCACATTTCGGCGACCGCATCCTTGCCGCCAAGGACTTCGACAATCTCCGCCGCGCTGGTCAGCTTTTTCATTTTCCCACACCGTTGGTTTCGGGGTGCGGGGTGGACTATACCCAAGAATTTTGGAGGTGGTCAAGGGGGCAAATCGTTCAAAAGGTAACAATGCGCGCGACGGAGAGCGCCCGGTCCCGGCCGTGAACACTCCACAGGGTTGCGGATGCGACAAATTCCCCCTTTCCAAATTAATTGGGGTATGCAATCTTTACGCGATGGACATTGACCCGATCAACGAAAACGAAAGCGAAGCGATCAAGCGCAGGCTGATCGTGATCCGCGCCCACATGGATGGCGACAACCAAGCCGCGTTCGCCCGCCGCTTGGGGATCATCCCGAGCCGCTGGAATAATTTCGAGCGCGGCATGCCGCTCAATCTGCGGATCGCCTTCCTGCTGGTCAGGGCGGTGCCGGGACTGACCGTCAGCTACATCACGCACGGACTGACCGGGGACATGCCCGCGACGCTGCGCCGTCAACTGTCGGAGGTTGAGGCGTCCCTGTTCCCGTCGCGGGGAAAGCGGCCTTCAAAGGTGTAGACCGCCAGTTTGCGCGCCTCGTCCAGAACCGCAATCTGGTCGGCGAGGCTGGTTGGCGGCAGTTCATTCATTACAGCGAATGCTGCCATCCTGACTTCGTTGTCACGCAATGCCATTTTGGACTTCCTTCCCCGAAGGACAGAAACGCTGCCCCAGATTTAAAGCCCAGCCCCGACCCGACACTTTAGACGATGAAGCCGCTTGGGTCCAATTTTTTTTGATGACGTTCAGGTTCGAAACCCGGCTTGACAGCCGAATAAATTACCGCTTGACCCTCCAAAATTCTTGGGTGTAGGCTCCCTTGGTCTTTTGCAAAGGGAGAAAGTTCCATGCACGCGACCATTTCCGCCAACGATCTGGCGACAGCGCCACTCAAGCCGCCAGCCTATGCCGCCCCGACGCAAGGGGCCATCGACAGCGTGGTTGACAACCTCGTTGACGATCTCTGCCGCCGGATCAACGGGGTGCGCGAAACGCTGGACAAGCTTGAACAGCAGGCCCTGCAAAGCGCCGCCAGCGCCAAGATCGCGCTCAAGGACCACCTGCAAGTCTGCGTCAAATTGAACGACGAAATCCGCCACATGCAAGCCGTGGTGATGGAGATCGGCGATCAGATGGAGGGCACCCATGCTGTCCGACAGGATGCGGTATATCGTCGTTAGCGGTCACCATGACGGGGAGTATCTCCCCGAGCGCGATCTGGCCGACACCGACCGCGCCACCACCATCAAGCACATCCAGAACGGCGAGCTTCTGGACGTGACCGCCGTCATCGAAATCAACGTCGCCGAGGGCATCGTTCACGATGTCACCGAGGACGTTCTGCGCGAGGCAGGCAAATGGCAAGAGAACCAGCACCCGTTCACCGGGCAGGACTTGCAGGATTGGCTTCACGACCACGAACGGGATCGCCGAAAGGGCTGACCGCCACGGCGCGGGCCGCGCTGGAATGGTTTGAGCGCAACGGGCCGGTGGGCTGGTTCGGGTATAGCGCGCCGTCCAGCGCCATGCGCAGCGCCCTGATCCGGCAGGGGCTGATCGAGGCCGCCGAGGGCCATCTGCGGCAGTTTGCCGAGGTCCAGTACAAAATCAGTGACAAGGGTCGGGAAGCTTTGGAGGAAGCCCGCAAGGGCCGCCCCTGACCGGCGTCCAAAATAGTTGGACAAGTTGCATTAGATCGGGTTATGCTATCCATGGTTCGTCAGGTGAATTCGCTTTACCGCACCGAGGAACAGATTGCCGAGGACGTTTTAGGCCCCGGCAGCCTTATCCGCTGGCGCAGTTTGGCAATGATCTTAGAGCGGCAGGGGATGCCGCAGATCGATCCGCTGATGGGCGGTCGGTACGGGCCAGCAGTGAAAGCCTTTTTTGACCGACGCGCCGGACTATCCGAAAGGACCGTCCCAAGCCGGGCGGACCAACCGGAGAGTTACAAATGTCTACCGTCGTCAAGTTCAACCGCCAAAGCCTCGACTGTCCCGGCCTTGAGTGGCGGGAAAGAGCCGGGGGCAAACGTGTCCCCATTTGGATCGCCCCAAAGCGAGCCGTCAAAGCAGGCTACACGCCAAAGACCGTCAGCTTCTCGCCCGACCTTCCCGAGATCGAAATAGCGGCGGCCTGTCGTCGGCTGCAAGGCGAGGCGTTGGAGTTCCTGACCGGCGAGCGAGCTAGTCCGTCGCCGTTTGACGGCTCGTTCAGATCGCTCGCAAACATCTTTCAGACGCATGAAATGTCGCCGTTTAAAATTCCCGGCCGCTTAAGCTGGAAAACGAAGCGCAACATGGTTCTCGACCTGAAAAACATTATTAAGGTGATCGGCGGTCGGCAGTTGCACGCCATCAAGGCTCTCGACGCACAGGGCTGGTATGACCACTTCAAGGCCCCGGTGATGGAGGTTTGTCGAGGAACCCCTGCCAGACAGGTCGGCAAAGAGCGCCTGACGCAGGCGCGGCGGTACATTTCCCTCATTCGCACCATCCTGCGGTTTGGCGCGATGGCGGAGATCAGCGAGAATTGCGCCCGTGAATGTAGGCGGCTTGCCGATAAGGAATTCGGAGCGCTTGGGCTGGTCCGCTGCACCACGCCGACACCTCGCGCGGCGGAAGTCACCTTTGACATGGTCGAGGCGCTTTGCGATCTGGCGCGCGGTTATGGTCATTATTCCGTGGCGTTGGCTTTTGCGATGCAGTTTGAAACCGGATTGCGCCAGCTTGACGTGATCGGCGAATGGACACCGGACGAGGACGGCTATGTGGATGGCGGGGGTCACAACCCAAAGGGTAAGGGGCGGGCAAGGTTCAAAAACAAGGTCTGGCGGCACGGTATCGTGTGGGGACACGACATCGACCGCGACCTGATCCTGACCAAGGCAACCAGCAAAAGCAAGTTCACCAAGTTCGCCAAGTTTGACCTGAAGCTATGTCCGCTAGTTCTGCGCGAGTTGGAACACGTCCCGGCAGATCGCCGGATCGGGCCGCTCATCATTCAGGACAACGCGCGCGGGGAAGCGAAGGGTCAACCGTGGGTGCGCGAGTATTTTTCGAGCGTCTGCAAAGACCTGATCCGCGAAATGGCGATCACCGATCCGCGCTTTGTCAACGTCACCAACATGGACATGCGGTCTGGCGCGATCACCGAAGCCATGGACGGCGTGGATGCCGAGACGGCGGCGGCGGCCAACGTCCAGAAGCTGATGGGCCAGCACGCCACCCATAAGCAGACGCTGCACTACAACCGCGCCACGCTGGAAAAATCCCGCGTGATCTCGCTGCGGCGCATCGCCAACCGGCAGGCAATCAAGTCAGAGGTTTAGCCCGAAGCGAGCTTCCAACGGGTGCTCCAATCCTCCAACCGAGGCCAATGATTTCAATAGCTTAAATCAGGCGGCTGCGCTGGTAGTGTGGTGGGTAACTCATTGAAATTGCTCATTCGAGTTGGAGCCGTTGGAAGTCCGTTGGAAGCGTTGGAATTCCAACGGATTTGGTTTGTTCTAGTCGCGGAGACACGCCGATGAAAGAGCAGCGGGAGCTATTCCACACCGATGGACCGGCCGGGCAGACCGCTATGTTCCCCGAGAAACAGCCCTGCTTCTGCCGCAAGCAGGACCGGCATTTCCACGCTAACGAGTACGTCTATGACGGCTCGCGCTGGATACCGTCATGCTCACAGGCCGGGATCGAGGTGCGGGCGAAATTGCGGCACGGCAACCCCTGATTTCGGATGGCATTGCCCAAATTTTTTTGATAGCTTCCCGTGATCCTACGGGGGCCAATCGGCGACAGGTTTGCCCCCTCATCCTGAGCAGAGGGGAAGCCATGACTAAAGCACCGCCCGTCCAGACGTTCGAGATCAGTTGCGAGGTCGAGGTCCATAACCTTGGCCCGGCCATGGTCGCGCTCGCCCACATCGAGGGTCTGACCGTGACCGGCTCGAAACTGGTCACCACGGTCAAGAGCTTCAAGCAGAACTCGCCGAAAACCGATCACCACATCAAGGCCGAAGATTATCTGACCACATGGATGGCGGATCATCCAACCTTCCGCGCCAGAGAAGCTGTCAAGCACTTCAAGGCTGATGGGCGCACCAGCGGGGCCTGCTACACGGCGCTGCGGGTGATGAGCAGCGATGGTCGCCTGCGCAAATTGGGCGAGGGTATGTATCAGCGCCCCGACATTAAGGCATTGGCAAAACTTCCGAAGCTACGGGACAAGAAGGCCGCCAAGCCCAAGAGGCTGCACGACATCGGCGGCGGCGACTTTGCGCTGCGCCTGATGTCGCGCAACCACGGCAAGATGTCGTCCAGCACGATGAAGGGGCATTTCGAGAAGGATGGCCGCTCGCCGACCGGCGTCGGGCCGGTGCTGAGCAAGCTGTTGGAAGACAAGCGCATCAAGCGCGTCGGCGAGGGTCTCTATGAACTCACGCCAAAAAAAACTGACAAGCCGAAAAGGCTGAACGGCGGCGAGGCTGTGGTGGAGGCATCCGCCAATGGCTAGATCATGGCTGTCCCGCTCGTTCCGCGAACTTGATCATGATCCGGAGATCGACAAGTTCAAGACCGTGTTTCAGGGCGAACACATCCGCGAAAAAGACCTCGCGGTTCTCGCGGGCGTCCACCCTGCCACGGTCCACAAACTTTTTTCCGGAGAAACAAAAAGGCCAAGGCACACTACCTACGCGGCTCTCGCAACCGCGATGGGCCATGAGTACGGCCTCAACCGCATCCTGAAGCCGGCCTACAAGGACGAAATCCCGCGTGCCTACGAAGAATTCAAGGCACACAAGGAGCGCCTGAAGCGGGCGCGCGACCGTGCCGCCAAGCGTGCCAAGAACGGCGGTGCATGATGCCCAAGATCGTCAACACGCGGTCGGCGCGCGACCTTGACAAGAAGGTGGGCAACCGCCTGCGCGCGTACCGCATCGAAGCCGGGATGTCGCAGGAGGAGCTTGGCAGCAAGCTTGGCGTCTCGTTCCAGCAAATCCAGAAATACGAGAAAGGCAGCAACCGGCTGGCGGTGGTCCGCATGGTGGAGGTCTGCAAACTGCTCAAGATCACGCCGCATGCGCTGATCGATTGGGACGGCGCGGGCGTCAAACTCGCCATCCCGGTCAGCTTGAACAATTTCAAGCTGGCAGAGGCCTTTGACGGACTGCCCGAAAACGTCAAACCTACGTTCCGCCGCCTGATGGAACTAATCTCGAAATGATCGACTGTCGCAGAGGGGGAGAAAGCAACATGAGCGATGGCACTAAACGCAGCAATTAGAGACATCCCGCTGCCGCCGCGCATGGGGCGGCGGCCCGTCAACGAGCGTGGTTTTCCGGTGCCGTGGTTCGTGTCCTTCATCAAGGGCAAATGGGATTTCGTGAACCTCGACCCGCGCAAGATCATCGAGGCCTACAACCGGAAAATCTGCTGGCTGTGCGGCGAGCCTCTGGGCCAGTACAAGGCTTTTGCCATCGGCCCGATGTGCTCGATCAACCGGGTGTCGAGCGAACCGCCTTCGCACGCCGACTGCGCCGAGTATGCGGTGAAGGCCTGCCCGTTCCTCGCCCGCCCCAATGCCAAGCGCAACGCGGCGGCGGCGCTGAACGATGGTGAGACGGTGCCGGGCATCATGATCCAGCATAATCCGGGCGCGGTGCTGATCTGGATCACTAAGACCTTCAAGCCAATGCGCGCGGGCGACGGCGTGCTGTTCTCGATTGGCGAGCCGACACGCGTCTCTTGGTGGGCCGAAGGCCGCCAGGCCACGCGCGCCGAGATCGATGCATCGATTGAAAAGGGCCTGCCATTCCTGCGCAAACAGGCCACGCGCGACGGACCCGACGCCTTGGTCGAACTCGACCGCGAGATCGAGCGCGCGAAGAAACTGCTGCCAGCGGAGTGATCATGACCCTCGACAACCTTGTCACCGTCCTGTTCTGCCTTGTCATGCTCGCCAACCTCGTCGCCTTTGTGCGGCACTGGCGCATGATGCGGGTGATGCACATCGTGCTGAACAATCTGGTCGAGACCCAGCATCAGTTCAACCAACTGCTGGACATGAGGTCGCTGCCCGAAGCGGATCGGCGCGCGGCCATCGAGGCAATGGTCGAGAGGTATCGGACATGACCTACTACGTCCTGCGACAGATACGCCTGCCCGGCGCGCTGCCGGTCGCCACCCATGACACCGTTGTCGAGCTTGCCGCTGCCGCCGCGCAGGGCAAGATCGTGGTTGGCAAATATCTCGAATGGTCCGATCCCGACGCGCGGGGCGGCAGGGGCGACGACCGCTGGACGACCGATCTCGCCAAGGCGAAAAAATTTGCGACCTTTATGGATGCGATGGAATGCTGGAAGGCGCAATCGACCGTGGTGCCGTTCCGCCCTGACGGCAAGCCCAACCGCCCGATGACCGCCTACAGCGTCACACCGGAGAAGATCGAGGAGTTGAAGCATGATCGGCCCCGGCAAGTATGACGACGCCTGCACGGCGGCGCGGGTGGCGGCAAACGCCGAAGTCGCGATTGTGATGATCCTCAATGGCGACAAGGGTTCTGGCTTTTCGGTGCAGGGTGATGTGAACGCCAAACTCACCGTCGAGCAGATCGCCGGTTTTCTGGAACACATTGCCGCCGAAATGCGCCGCGATGCGGTGCGGCTGCAAAAGGATGATGTGAAATAATTTGACGCCTGCACCGCAGGCACTTCTGCAATGTGATGTGCGAGATCGCCGCGCGCCCGCCCTATAATTTCCGTGTCAACATTTTTTTCTCGTCGCGGTTTTTGCGAACAGTGTAGCGGATCACGCGGCAAAAACGCCGCAACCCGCGATCTGGCGAAAGTCGATTTGCTACATTGCGCACGCGAACAGCAAAAAGCCCCGCACCCGGTGAGGGGTGCGGGGCTGACCTACTAAAATGAACTTTTGCAGCAACGAGGAACTATAGCATGGCCAAGAAGACAATGACACTGGAACACATCGACTTCTCGATCTCGCGCTGGAAGACGCGGCTCAAGCGGGCGATGACGGCGATTGACAAATTGGAGAAGCAAAGGAAGCGGCTTATCAAGGGGGCGACTGTGCCGCCGCCCGACCTCGCCATCGCTCCCCCGCTGGCGAAGGCGGTCGTCAAGGAGATCGACACCTCGATCCCGTCATTCCTGCGGCGGTCGCCCGACCCTGTCGCCGAAGCGATCAAGGCCGAGCAGGCCGAGACGAAGCGGCTGAAGGCATCTGGCCGCATCGCCAAGCTGAAGGCAAAGCAGTCGGGCGAGACGCGCAAGATGCCGTTGACCGGCAAAGCCGCACTGGCGGCGATCCGGTCAGCCGAATAGCTCCAGCGCCAACAGCGCGATCAGCACCATCGCCGCCACGATAGTAAGCACCACGGCAATGTCGCGCGATGCCATCGGCTCAGTGGATGCCCGCTACGCGACCGAGACCGCCGATCAACTCGCTCGCGATCCAGAACGCAATCGCCATCGGCAGCAGACCCCACGGGCCTGCTGCCGGAATACGCATGGCAACGCAGGCCAGCACGAACGCGAACACCAACAGGATCAGACCAAGGTTCTGCATGACTACCTCCTCAATTCGCAGCGCGCGATCTGCACCATGGTGCGCGCATTTTGCTTGCAGGCGACCTCCGAGATCGCAAGAGCAAGGTCGGTTTGGGTGGCGCGCTCCGCAAGCAGCGCCCGCAGCCCGTTGTCGTCGGTGGTGACGCAGCCAGCAAGCGGCAGCGCGATCAGGATGGCTTTCATCATTGTCGGTCCCCTTTCGGCGCGCGCCCGCAGTCGCGCGCCAGTTCGGCGATCAATTGATCGCGGCGCTCGCCGGATGCCGCCACTTCATGCACGATGTAGGACAGGAACAGCACGTTGACGACGACCAGCGCCAGCGCCCACGGATGGGCTTTCAGAGCATTGATGATGTTGTCGCCGATCATGTTGCCGCCAAAAAAGCATTGGCATAACTGCCGGTTCCGATCAGGCCAGCAAGCCAAGCCAGCCCGGCAGGCGATAGATGCTGGCCGGGACTGTCGATGAAATAGGAATTTTGCGTGGCCAGCGGCAGCGCCGCCATGTCGGCATAGCTGTCGAACCCGTCGCATGACAACGACGAGACAAGCCCGCGCATCGCGACGCGATACGGCTCGATGTTGCCGTTGAGCGTGGCGTCCTGTGCCAAGATCGGCACAAACAGGGTGACCCGCGCACCGGCAACTCTGGCCCGGCGCACCATTTCCGTGATGTTGGCGGTATAGGTCGCGACACTGATGCCCGCGCCCGTCTCGTTGTGTCCGAATTCGATGGACACCATCGCAGGCTCAAACGACAGCGCGGCATATTCGAACCGCGACAGCCCGCCGGTCGATGTGTCGCCGCCAACCCCGGCATTGATGGCCGGTCGGTACAGCTTTTTGTCGCCGACCAGCACCGGAAACGATTGCGGTTCGGTGACGCCAGCGCGGATGCTGTAGGTGATGCTGGTGCCGCTAAACGCCCCGCTGGTGCGTTTGATGCCGTTGAAGCCCCAACCCCTCATAGCGGATCAATCCAGCCGACGATATCGATCACCAGCGTGTGTGTGCCGCTGGCGGAATAGATCAAATAATTGATCTGCGATGCGGCATCGACCTCCACTTCGGTTTTCAGCGTTGCGCCTGCGGTGGTGGCGTAGCCCATCATGCCGCCGCCATTGGTGTACACCAGCGGAACATAGGAAGGCGCGATGTAGACGGTGCCTGCCACCGCCACACTTGGAAACGCCACCACCGAAATGCGGGCCAGCACGCCAAGGATGGCCGGTACGCTGGGCAGCGCAACGGTGACGTTGGTGGACAGGACGACGGAAGCGACGTTGACATCGCGCGGTGGCGTGACCCAATACCAGCGGTCGTTGAGATGTTTGAACGGCATGATTTGCGCGCTGGCATTGGTCCTGATAGCGCCGATGCGCCGGAACACCGTATAGGTCGCGGGCAAGGTCGGCGCGGTCGAACTCAATGACGCCAGAAACGCCGTGACACCGGCTGCGGTCGCAATCGCAAAGGTGTAGTACCATTTCGAGGCGGCGAGCGCGCCAGCATCCAACCCGTTAGCGCCGACGACAGCGCAATCGATGGTCCCGGCGACGTTGGCAATGTCCTGCACGTTGGTACTGTTGCGCGCCGAACCCGCCGCAACATCGACCTTGGTATTTGGCGAGGTGACGTTGTTGGCGTGCTGATAGCCCTGCCAGTAGCGCGGCGGCAATGCCGCTGCGGCGGCGTTGGCGCGCACGAATGCCGTGGTTGCTATCTTTGTGCTGTTATCCCCCACCACCGGCGTCGGCGCAGATGAGGTTGCGGACAGTGCCGCATTGACAGGCCCGCCCGTGAAAGTGAATTGTGCGCCGTCGAAATAAATATACTGCGAGCCACCACTGCCGAAGAACACCACGCCATGAGTGGCATCGCGGACGGCATAGACATCGCCAAGGTTGTTGACTGAACCCGTAGGGGAATTGAAGCTTGCGGCGGTAATGCTGCCTGCAAACGTCGCGGTGCCACTGCCGCCCAGCATCGTGAACAGCGGCCCGCCTGCGGTGCCGTCGTAGAACACCAGCGAGCCAGCCGGGCCGGGACCACCGCCCGACGACGCAATCGCCCAGTTGTGTCCGCCTGCAATGGTGTCGTTGAGGCCGATACTGACCGAATTGGATGACGAGTATTGCAGGTTCAGCGCCCCCGTCATGGTGTCGCCAGCAAGGGCAACCGACTTGGCCCATGCCAGATTTTTTCGTCCGTAGGTCGAACCATCGTTCGGTGCATCGACAAATGCACCTCCCCCGGTGACCGCCGCCGCGACGAAGGCCGTGGTGGCAAGCTGTGTCGTGCCGGTGCCGGGCGCGGCGGTGGGTGCGGTTGGAACTCCGGTGAGTGCAGGAGACGCTAACGGTGCTTTCAACGCATCGGCGGCGTCAATGTAGGCAACTGTTCCGTAGCCCTGCGCATTGACGAATGCCGTTGTCGCAATCGAGGTGTCGTTGTCGCCCACGGTTGGCGTCGGTGCGGTCGGGTTGCCGGTGAACGCAGGCGAGGCCAAGGGGGCGCGGGAAGTGTCGGTCGGGTGAACGTGATCGCCGCGCGAATAGGTCGTCAGCGCGCCGGGGGCCGCAATCCCGTCCATCACGGGATTGGTATTGCTTGGCGTTCCGCCACCGCCAGCAACTATCGGCGTCCACGCCAGACTTTGCCGACCGTATTGCACCCCGTCATTCGGGGCTTCGGATACGCCGCCGCCGCCGCCAAACAGCGATACCGGCGCGAGCGCATAGGATTTATCGACGCTATTCCACAACAGCGCATTCTGGTGCGCAGCGTCGGCAATGCCGCCGACCGGCGGCGCAAAGTCGCCAAAATCCAGATTGAACTGATAGGTGCCATTCTGCTTGACGACATCGATGCCCGCACCATCGAGGACGGTCGCGGGAAAGCTGACAACGGTTTTGAGCTTGACCTTGGGAAGTAGCGCCATGAGGTTTTCCTAGATGTCGCCGCCCTTGACCTCGAAGGCAATTTCTGCGGGATCGCGCAGCGCTCCGAGATAATCATGCACCAGAATGACGAAGCTCCCGGTCGCGCGCGTCCCGTAAGATGGCAGGTCGGCATAGCTGGCAGAACCAAACACCACCTTGTAATTCACGCTGGCCATCGCCTGCGTGAAGGTCACGGTGTAATTGCCGATGGAATTCCGGACGATGTTCGCGACGTTGAAGCCGCCGGAAAGGATGCCGACGCTGCCAGAGTAAAAGAAAGCGCCATGGGCCGTGCTGGAGCCGAGATGCCCCAGCGGGGCGGTCGCCTTGCTGTTGCCGCGAACCAGTGTCAACCGACGCGAGGCTGCGGCAACCGATGTATCGTAGACAATTTGCAGGGCGGCGGTCGGAGCGGCAACGCCTTCGGCGAACATCAGAGCCGGGTTCGTCACCGTCTCCATCGTTTGAGCGCCAAGGCCCCGGCTTTTCGTGATCGTCAATCGACCGCCGACACCGAACACCGTTTGCAGATCACCGGGCTCGACATCTATCGATATGTTAGGGGTGTTGATCGCGAAAAATAACGCAGAGTTGGCTTTTTCCGCATAGCCGATGGCGGCACCGCTCAAGCCAACCGTGCTGACGGTGCCGGTTCGCTCATTCCTGAAAAACTCACCAGCGACCGGACGGCCCTGCACCCAGATGGTGTCGATGATGTCGCCAGCAGGCGTCAAATAGACGATGCCGCGAAAACCGCTGGTTTGGCCCGTAATGATATCGCCTATCGCCGGGACGTTTCCGGCCAGACCACCCCACGCGGCCGGGCTGGTGAAGCCGACACCGCCCGCAAGGCTTCGTGTGTTGCGATAGGTGGAAAGCCCAATCGATGTCAGGGTGCTGTTGGCAAAACCGGTATATACCGCGCCAAATCTGTTGACGCCCTCGTCGCGGAGAATGATCGAAGCCCGCGCCGCGTCGGAATTGTTCAGGGGCGGCAAGCGGTTTTGCTTGGCGGATGGCACCGAAACGCCATCGTTGAAAAACGCGTTGGTGTTGGCCATCTCCTTGCGGACATCGACAACAAGCGCGGGGTTCAACGGGCCGGAAATGGTGTGCTCGATGACCACGCCGCCGTTGACGTTGGCGGGAAACCCCGAACTGACGATAAGATGCTTGCGCTCGCTGGTGCCCTGATTGGTGGCTTGACTGCCTTGCGACGTTTCGTTGTCCGCCAGATAGTCCAGTTCAATGTGAATTTGGCTGGACACCCCCGTCAGCACCAAACCCCTGATCGAAAACAGGATGCCGGGCTCGATGTGCATCACTGCGGACATCGTCGCATTGTATTGCGCCATCACCACAAGCGCGGTGCTGATCAGGCTGGTGTTGGTCGCCGACGAGTTGGCCGCCGTACAGCCAAACCATTCCGAATAATAATTTTCGTTATCGAACGAGCGCACCCATGCGCCAGCGCTGGCCGGGATGGCGTTGGCCTTGATATAAACGCCCTGTGTCGTGTCGGCGGCGATCTGCCCGGTGTAGCCGCCGCTGCGCCAGACAAAGTCACCGCCAACCCCCGCCGCGCGGACCACGGCAAATTGCGCCAGCGTGGTGTCGATGGCTTGCAGCGCGGTAATGTCGGCGACATCGACGCGAGGCGCGGCCGGGATGCTAAGCGCCGGGTGGACGTGATCCTCGCGCGCATATTTGAGCGAACTGCCGACGCCGCCCGAGCCACTTTCAATCAGCGGGACCGCCGTGGCGGGCGCAACCCCGCCGCTGGTGAACACCGAGGCCGGAATGAGGGCATATTGTCCGGTAAGCTGGTTCCAGACCAAGGCGTTCTGGTGCGCCGGATCGGACAGCCCGGCCAACGGTGGCGCGAAATCGCCGAAGTCGAGGTTGAATTGATAGCTGCCGTTTTGCTTGACGATGTCGATGCCGGTGCCGTCGAGGATGGTCGCCGGAAAACTGACCAGCGCTCTGAATTTGAGATCGGGAAAATCGGTCATGCCGATGGCACCACGCCGTCAACGATGGGCAATGGGCCGACCGACAGTTGAACGGTCTGCGTGCCGTCGTCATTGGTCAGCGTCAAGCCGGTGTCACAGGTGCCGGGGCAAAGCCCCTGCATGTCGGTTCGCGTAAAGAACCAGCGGAAGGTGCCGAGGTCCACGATGGTCAATTTGCCGTTTGCGGTCGAGGCTTCCAACTGTGCGCCGTTCTTGGCGCGGGCAAAGAACTCCAGCGAACACGCGGACAGGTCGATGGGGTTGTCATCGAGATCGGTGACAAGGCCGATGAACACCCAACTGGCGCGGTTGGATTGCGGGGGGAACGTGACGTGATACATGGCTACAACTTGATGTAGAAGGTGCAGAGCTTGCGCGGGCCGATGGTGCGAAGCGGCGTGCTGCTGCCGGGTCCGTTGCCGGTGGTGAAGTCGTGGGTGTGGAAAACGTTTTCCGAACCTGTAAATTGGTCAGCGGCCGTGCCGGTCCAGAAAAACAGCGACGCGCCAGCGTTGACCAGCGCACCCGTGTTTTTGTTGGCCGGGACTGGAATGCCGGGATGTTGATGCACCGCGCTTTCATTGCCGGTCGTGCCCGTATGGGCATGAGGCGGAAGATTGGCGACGGCGACGGGGGAGTTTTCGCCGCCGCCGACCGCGCCCAGCACAATCGGCGACGATCCGAAATAGGTTGGCGATAGCCGTCCGGCGGCAGTATTACCCATGTCGTCAAGCGCTCCGACCGCATAGCCGCGCCAATCCGGCAGTGCGAGTTGCTTGTTGGCACCCCAATCCGCCGCTGCGGTAGCACCCCGCGACGGCGTGAGAACGAGAGTTGGATCAGCACCCCACAGATATTGAAACAGGCTTTGCGTATCGGCATTGCCGCGTTCGGTCGCGCCCGAGGTGGACGAGCCAATCGTGAGGCCATTGAGCCGCACATAGCCCGCAAACACGCCGACACCGTAGCGGAAAATCAGATTGCCGGTCTGGATCAAGGTCGTCGGATCGACCGCCGATCCGCCACCGCCGCCAGCAGATGGCCCGATCACCAAGATGTTGTCGGCCGCCAGTTGCACGACGCCTGACTTGTCCTGCAAGCGGACCTTGATCGAACCATCGGCGAGAAAGAATTGCGGGATGCGCCCGGCCGCGTCCAAGGTGATTGGATTGGGCAGCGGGATCGACAGCGCGCTGTCCTGATAACCGTTTTGCGGCGTTGACACCGTGCCCGCTTGGATCAGGTACAATTGCCCACCGGCCAGCGGTTTGCCATAGATGTCGAATTGCTGTGTCATCGACAGCGGGATGGTGCCAGCCATTGCTCTATTTTCCGTCGGGAATGTTGTGACTGATGCCGAGTGCGGTTGCCGTGTTGCCTAGGTTGCGCAGCGATAACCGCGCGGCGGCAGCGTTCGCGAGCGATGGTGCGGATTGCAGGCGCTGCATTTGTATTGCGAAGCGCGACGTGCTCGCCGCCCCCGCTGGCGTTGCCAGAAAATTTGCAAACTTGCGGCCCGCAAACCAGCCGCCCAACAGATGCATCGGCCCGAGAAGCGAGCCGGTCGCCGCCGCCGTCGCCACGGTCGCGATCTTGGCGAAATTGATCGTGTGCCCCGAACCGCTTGGGTTACCGAAGCGGCGGTGTACTTCATCGAACTTCTTGGAGGCGGCTGCGAGTTCGTCCAGCGCCTTGACGTGTGCGCCATCGCCGAAGATCACCGCCTTGGCCTGCGGGTTGATTTTGGTCGTCCACTCGTCGGCGAACTTCGCTGGCGAAAAATCGCCCCTCAATCCAGTGCCGAGCCTGCGGATGAAAGTATTGCGAAAATTCCCGCGCAACTCCTCCGGAATGCTGCGCATCACATCGGCCAGCGTGGCGATATCCTTGCCGCCGCCCTTTGACTTGGCATAGCCCTCGATAGTGTTGAACAGCGCTTCTTCGCTTTTCTGGCCGCGCCCTAGCACCTGATCCGCCAGTTCTTGCATCGGCCCCTTGGGGACTTCGGTCGGCACCGGGCGATTGGCCCGCGCCAGCGCGGCGGCTTCCTCGCGCGCCTGCACACCTCCGCGCAGCGTGTTGGCGTGCGCCCGCGCCAGCGCCTGTTCCTGCGGCGTATAAAGCCGATCTGCCATTTCACGGCGGTTCATGAACTGGTGGATGTCGTTGGCGATCTTTTCCGGGCTGCGCGCAGTGACCCCCTCGCCCGCGCCCGCCAGCTTGTTCCAGAAACCGCCGCGCACCGCCTGCACCACGTTGCCATGGTTCGGATGATCGCCGGTCGCCTGATAAATCGCATCGAGTAACCGGGTCGGCTTGTTGCCGCCCGCAAACAATGCCTTGGAAACGTCCTCCGGGCCGATCTGCTCGCCGGGCCGCACCATCTTGTTGAGGATGGTGTCGGCGTCGGTGCGGCCGTTGTAGCCAAAGCGCTGGCGGAAATCCCGATTGAGTGCGCGGGCATTCTGGAAGGCATCGAGTGCGCCGGGATCGCCTTCATAGTGCGGGCCGCCCATCGAGCGTTCCTGCCAATTGTCAAAGTGTTCCATGATGTGCCGGGCGGCGCGGGCGTCCTCGTCGCTGACCGCGTTGCGGGCAAGGCTGTTGAGCGTCTTTCTCTGGGTTTCAACATCCTGCAAGGCGACGCCGGTCGGGTGTGCGTCGGCGATGGTGCCGCCGCCATCCACCGCTTCGGCTTGCGCCGCCGCCAATCGCTGTCGGGCACGTTCGGAAAAGGCCCGCAATGAATTCATCATCGAATTGGCGGCCTTGGTCAGTCCCGGCGCAAGTTCGACATTGCCCGCAAGCCCGGCGCGCACGCTGCGGTCGGTATTGCCGACTGCGGTGTCCCAGATGGTGCCCTCGCGCGCGCCCGCGTCGGCATAGGCGGCGTCTTTCGCGTCGCGTGCCACATCGTGGTTGGCGCGGACGGTATCGATGACGGCATCGCCGGTCTGGATCGGCGGGACATCGCCGATCTGCGCTTGGGCGGTCTGTGCGCTTTGTTGTTCGCGCTGCGCAATTGCCTGCTCGCGTTCAAGATTGGCGCGCTCATGTGCCGCCTGTGCTGCCTCATCGGCCCGGCGTGCGGCGGCCTGCGCCGCACTGGTCTCAGCTTCGGCCGCACCGCGCAGTTCGCCACCGATATCGGCTGCGACGTTCTGCGGGGTGCGATAACCGCCGAGTTCATCGGCTACAACATTGCGCGCCTCGCCAAAACTTTCCGGCACGGCTTCGACGGCTTTGCCGAGATTTTCGCCAACGAAAGGCACCTTGGACAAAACCTGCCCGGCCTGTTGCTGCACCCGACCAAGCGTTGTCTGACTGTCGGCGGTCAACGCGCGTGGTTGATCCTCGACCGCCGACCGGACGGCGGCCAGCCCCGGTTCGGTTGGCGGGATCGGCGGCGGCTGCACCGGGATCGGCGGCGGGGCTTCCGGCGCGCGGGGGATTTCGTGGAACGGGCGCGACACATCGGCGGCCTGTGCGATCTCGCTAACCGCGCGAGCCCCGCGCGCACCGGCCGACATGAACGGCTGGATAACCGTGGCGGCGTCGAACGCAAAACCGACCGGATCGGTGGCGATGGTTTTTTTGATCGCTTCTTCGCTACCGTAGCGGTCAACAAGCCCCTTCCACGCCGCCGCCGGAATGCGCCGCAAAATGTCGGGATCGCTGTAGATGGTCTTGGCGAGATCGGCCCCCATCGCCACCGGGGCCAGTAACCCATGCTGCGCAATCTTGGGCACCGCGTATTGAAGACCACGCTTTTCCAGATCGACAATGCCGCCGACAAGGTGACCGGCACTTGACGGAATGTTGCTGGCCGCCTCAAGCGGAACGCCCGACCACGAACGCGGCGCGGCCGGTTGGTCCGGTTGGGCGCTCAGTCCGATTTTCTGGTTGAACACGTCAACCGGCATGTCGGAGTAGAATTTCTTGTGCAGCGCGCCCGCCAGATCGGTGTCCGACAGATCGTTATATTGCGGGTACTGTTGCCGAACCTCTGCAATGGTCGGCATCAGCGAATGCCCAACGGATCAGCCGCGCCTGCCGTTGGCGCGGCTGGCGCACCGCCGCCCGGCTTGAAGAAAGTCTTGTTGCGGATCGCTTCCGCTCGCGCAGTGTGTTCCGCGACCTTCTTCTTCATCATGTCGCCCAACTGCTGATAGATCGCCTGCCGGGCAGCGTCGGATTGTTCCGGCAGCGTTTCCAGTTCCTGCAACAGCTTGGTTTCGTAGACGGCGGGCCGCGCGCCAAACACCGCCTTGGCTTGGGCCGCGACGTTCTGGATTGTGAGGTTGCGCAACTGTTCGGTGTTGATCGCACCCTGTGGAACAAACGCATCTGGCAATATCTTTTGTGCGAGCGCGGCCCGCTCATGCGCCAGCATTCCGGACCACGATTTGGGCGACAATTTTTTGAGGGTTTCGATGTTGTCGATGACGGTCTGTCCGGCACTCGCCTTGTCAGCAAGTTCATTCACCATTTTTTCTTCGGTGGGCCGCAAATCCTGACTAGGCGTCTTGCCCTTGTTGGCCGCATACGCCGCCGCCTGCTCGTCGGTCATCCCGAGCGCCTTGCCCGCCTTGATATAGCCCTGCACCTCACGTTCTTGCTTGCTCGCAACCGGCACACCCGCCGCAGTGCCCGGCGTGACATCCTTGGTCTGGCTTGGATCGTTGGCGTTGGTGGCAATCACCCGGCCGGTGTCGTTATCGACGTGGTAGGTCCACTTGCCGGGGTCCATCTGCTTTTGCAGAAACGCCGTCGCTATCGGTCGCGTGATCGGATTGCGGTATAGCTCCGCGATCTGCTCCCGGCTGATGCCAGCGGCGGCGGCCGGTTGTCCCGAAACCAGATTGCTGGCGATGCGATCCGGCAGCGTTGCCGCGCCGGTCGCCTCCAACTGACTTGGCGCAATCGGCGATGTAGCGGCATCGGCTGGCGACGTGAGTTGAGACGGCGCAATCGACGGCGCACCGCGCGAAAAGACATCGGCGGGCGCGGCAGGCGCAGCGGTGCGACCGGGCACTGCAAGCCCGGCCATCAGCTTGGCGGCGGCGTCCTCGTCCTCCTGCGCCTTCTCATAATTGCCCTGCGCGCGCTTTTCCTGCGCCGCCCGGATCGCCTGTTGCGCTTGCCAGTTGCTCTGCGCCTGCGCGTTCGCCACGTCCTCGCGCTGCCGGGTGACCGACTTGTCCTCCATGTTCAAGCCGAGTTGCGCCAGCGGCAGGATACCGGATGTCGTCAATAGTTGTGCGTTGGCCGCCGGGTCCGGTCCCAGTTGACTGAGCACTTCCTGTTGCCGCGCCTGCTCCTGCGCTTTCTGGTAGACGTTGCCGAGGTTGGCTAGCGGCGTGAAATCCGCGCCTGCGCTGTAGGCCTGCGGTGTCGGGAATGAGATCGGGTTGACCATCAGCGTAGCCCTGCGTTGAAGCGCCGCTCGTAGTCGGCGACCGACGTTCCGAGTTGATCCGTGGCACCGGGATTGTTCATGCCGCCTTCACCGGCAAACCACGCCCGCGCCGCGCCGCCCGGTCCATATTTCTGGACGTAGCTGCCGAAGCGGTGCTGGAAAACGGCATCCTGTGCGCTGGTGTCGGCGAGAAACTCCTGCGGCGTCATCGCCCGGCCAAGCGCTGCGCGCGTCCATTCCGGAACGTTCGATCCCATCACCTGATACTTGCCATAGGCGCGGTCGCCGGTCTTGGTCACCGGCCCCAACAGATCGTAGCGCCCGCCGCTTTCGATACCGGAAATCGCGCGACCGTAGGCGTCGGTGCCGCCTGTCGGTGCCTGTCCTGTTGCATATTGTCGCCCGAGGCTCGCCAATTCGCTCGCCGGTTCTTCTTCCGGCTTTTGCAAACTCTGGCCGAGCCGCGCCAGCGGCGAAAAATCAACCGGCGTCGGCGCGGCAACGGGGGCATAATTGATCGGCTCAATCGCCATCACGCCACCCCGTAAGTCTCACGCCAGCCCGCGACACCCGGCTCGTAGTCCGAAGCGTTGAGGCCAGCCAACGGTTGTGCCGCCGTTCCGCCGTAGGAGCCGCCCAGCGCGTTGCCGAGCCCTTGGCCGAGCAACGAACTGCCGGGAATGTTGGGGATGCCCATCGCTAGCGTCGCCAACGACAGCCCGGCTCCCAACAGGTTCTTGGCCCCCGAGGCCTCGCCTGCGGCTTGCAGATTGTTGGCGTTGACGTTGCCGCTCAAGACGTTGCCCGCAACACCGGTCTGATCGCTGGCATAGCCCTTGGCGAGATTGGCGAGGTTGGTGTAGCCGCCCGCCTGCCCCTGCGCCGCGCCTGCGGTTGCCGTCAGCGCGTTCTGATTGATGCCCGAAAGTCCGGCCATCCATGGCGCATACTGGGTCTGGTAGAGGTTGTTCTGGCCGAAGGTTTGCAGGTCTTGCAGCGTGTTGCCACTTAACTGCATGCCGGTGTTGGCGCGCGCCCGGTTGATCGCTTCCTCGCCAGCGGTCTGCGACAACGCATAGCCGGGCGTGGTGACAAATTGCGACTGTGCCTGCCGCGCGGCGTCGGGTCCGTTGACGCCGAGCGCACCCAAATAAAGATCGGTGCCCTTGCCGTACTTGGCGGCGAGATCGGACAGCGGCTGGTAGGCCCCAATGGCTTGGTTGAGATCGCCGACGCCCGTGTTGTAGCCGCTGGTGAGGTAGTCCTGCGCTTGGGTGCCGTATTGTCCCGTGAGTGCGCGGTTTTTGTCGGCGGCTTCACGTTCGGCACCACCGCCGAATAGCGTGTCAAAAAAACCGGCCATCAGTTTGCTCCGGGTAGGAATTTCTTGGTGGTCTGGTTCCAGATCAACACCTGTCCGGTCGTCATCGCGTTGAAATCGATCTCCGAGAACAGGTTGGCGAACGCGGTCAGTTGTTGCAGTTTTTCGTACCAGATCGGGTCAACGCCGGTCGGCGTGTCGATATCAACGTCCTGCGCGGGCAGCGTGATCCGCGTCATCGCAGTGTGTCCACTTGCATGTCCGCCCCCATGAAGGCGAACGACAGCGGCGCGCTTTCCTGCACGCGCCAGCGCACGCCCTGATTTTGCGCCTGTCCCCAAATTGCAGATCGTACCCGCTGATCGGTCAGCGATTGCTTGCCGATCTTGACCACGCGCGGATTGCTCCACACCTGACCGCCGTCGCGCGAGATCGAGATCGAAATATCCGGATCGGTCTCCAAGGGATCGGCCCCGGTCGCACGCCCGACCCCCTTGGTCAGATAGAGTTCAAGGCCGTTGATGCGGATCGCCTGCGGGAACGCACCCAAGGGTCCGGTCTCGATCCGGATCAGCAGGGGATCGCCGAATTCGGTATTGGTGAGGCCGTCGATCACGGCCAGATTGCCGCTTTTCTTGTCGCCGCAAATCCATTTGCCGAAAGCCGCCACCGGAAACAGCCCGCGCCAGTATTGTTGCAGGTGTGATTTTCGTTCGTGCCACGTCTGCAAGGTGGTGTCGTATTCCCAGCACCACAAAGGGCCTTGCACCACCACCACGCCATGGCCCTGACTGACATAGACCGACAGATAGATCAGGCTCTTGTCGGGTTCGGCCTCAATCAACAGGTCGAGATCGGGCGTCGAGATCGGCGTCGGCGTGTAGCCGGTGAGGGTCGAGACCTTGAAATCGTCGCCGACGAAAAATATCCCCTTGCCGAAACCATCGTCATGCCCGGCAATTGCATAAGGACCGACGATGCCGCGCGCGATGGTCGAGACGTAGTTGAACGGATAGGCCGATGTGTTGAGCCCGCCCCACACTTCAATCGAATTCGAGCCACACAACAGCAACTGCCCGTTGCCGAGCGGGATCGGACGATAGAGCGTGTCGGGCTTGCTTTCGGCGGTGGCGAAGTTGGTGGCGGTGATGTTGGTGGAGTTAACGTCGGACGAGATGGTCTGCCCGTTGCCATAGGTGAAGATGAAAAACCCCCGATGGAACACCACCGCGTTGGGTTGCCCGACATCGGTGTCGGGATAGGACGACACCGCGCCAGCGGCGACCACGAACGCGCCGTCACCGGGGGCGACAATAACGATGTCGGGCGTCGCCTTGTTGTTGCGCGCCATCGTCACCGGCAGCGTGCCCGGCAATGCGCCGGTCAACGCGGTGCCCGCACCGCCCCCGGATGGATAGCTGTAAACCGTGTTGTTGATGACGACATAGAGCGTGCCGCCGACCAGCAGCGCGCCGCGATAGTTGGTACCGCCCGACGTGCCCCATGGCTTTAGTCCCGGCGTGCGCCAGTAGGCATATGGCTTGCCAGCGGTCGCCGGTAACTTCTCCGGATAGCAGTTGATCAGGCGACCGCCTGCGGCCTGCGGCTGGCGGCCCGGCGCGTCGAGCAGGGGGAAGGGTACGTCCGGCATCAGAAATAATTCGTGCTAAGAATTTCGTAGGTCGGGGTGCCCGCGATCAGATAGCGCAGGCGCTGTTCGTGATTGTTGATGGCGGCAAGATCGAGCGGCGCGTTGGAAAACTCCGCCGCCGCGTAGATCGACAGCATGCGCGCCACCGTTTCGAAATACAGGTTCGGGATCGCGTTGCGGTCGGTGATGGCGACGATCTTGGACAATTCCGTCAGCACGTCATCGATGCAGCGGTCGATGGTGTCGTGCTCGACCGCGCCCAGTGCTTCACCCGGCACGAATTTGCCGAGGATCGCCGCCGTCTTGTTGATCAGTTCTTCGGACGTGTGGGTCAGCGCCATATCAAAGCGGGGCGGAAAGTGCTATGGTTGGCGCACTCCCCGCCCCTATCCCCTATTTGTGCTTTTTGCCGTGATCGTCGTCGTGGTCGGGTTCCTTCTCCTTCTTGTGCCCGCCCGGCGCGAACACCGGGTTCTTCTTGATCTTTTCCGCCACCTCGTCGGAGACTTCGACTTCCTCCGCCTTGCCGTCAAAGAAGGTGTGGCCGTGCATTTCCAGCACCTTGCTGTCGCCGGGAGGGGCGTTGTAGATCACTGTCAGTTTTTGCGTCATCGTCGCTGTCCTTCTGTTTCATGGGAAACGGGGCATTGTTAAATCAGGCGAAATTGACGCCCCACAGGTAATATTCGAGGATGCCTGCGGCGGCGACGTTGGCTGCGGTTGCCACTTGGAACATGACTTCGGTCTCCACATAGGTCGGGAACGCGAAGCCGGTTGCCGCCAAGGTGGTGATGGCCCCACCGGCTTGGCCGATGGTGGAAGCCGCTGCAAAGCGGTTGGCGCTGGCGGGATCGCCGATGTTGAAGGTCAGCGCCACCGTGCCGGTGTCGAGTTTGGCGCAGTTGCCGTAGGCTCCCAGCACCAAGAAGAACGGCGGCAGCTTGAACATGCCAATCGGGCCGCCACCGGCCTGCACGTCGATGGCGGCGAGGTTCACCTTGCGGCCGTAGGCTTTGGCCGTTCGCATGAAGCCCATGCCGCCCGGTTGCGGCTGGCCCCAATCGCGTCGATAGACCATCGAACCCTCCTACTGCATGAAGCCACGGAGGTAGAGCGGCCACGCCGCCGCGATGCCGCCCGCCGCCGCCGCCGTGGCAGTGATGATGATTTCGGTGTCGGTCGGAAAGCGGTACAGGAAGCCGGTCGCGGCCAAAGCTGGCATCGCGCCACCGGCCTGACCGATGGTCGAGGCGTTGAGCAGCCGCGTCGGCGACAGCGCATCGCCAATCGACAGCGTCAGCGCAGCCCCGGTGTCGAGGTCCGGCACCGTGGTCGCCAAAAAGTCCGTCAGCGTGAAACCTGCGGGCACCATCATCGCGCCGACGATGTTGTTGATGGTGGCGAGTTCGGTGGCGTTGATGTTTACGGAACGGCCAAACACTTTCATCGTGCGGGCAAAGCCCTGCTGGCCAGCCTGCGGCTGGCCCCAATCTTTTCGATAAGCCATGACGTTTCCCTTTCCGGGCGGTGGAGGTGGCGGCGCGGGTTATTCCGCGCCGCCGGTTGTCGAAAATCCAGTTGCTGGATTTAGGCGGGCGTCGGCGCGGCGACGAAGCCGGTCACCATGCCCCAATCGACCAGCGTGCCGAGATCGGACGCGGGTGCGAGCGAGGACGCCTGCGGGGCCTTGGCGATCTTGGCGGTGCCATATTGGGCTTCGATGCCAAGGCCGGTGATGAAGTCGTAGTCACCGTCTTCCAGGGTGGTCGGGCGCGGCATCTGGCCCACCGCGTAACCCATCGCCGCCTGACCGCACAGGAAGTACGGTTCGACATCGACGTTGGCGACTGAGCCGACATTCTTGAGGATCAGGCGCTGCGTGATCTCCGGAATGTTCTTGTAGAGGATGCCGTCGTAGAGCAGCGCGCCACCCGTGAAGATCGGGTTGGTGGTGGTGGCGTTGCCTTCGCGGGCTCTGGCGTCGCGGTTGGCCTGATACATGGTCGGATCGGCCTGCAACGAGGCGAACGAACGGTCGCCTAAGAAGCAGACATACATTTCCTGATCCAGTTCCTCGATCTCCCACGGCGTGATCTTAGGCCTGCCGTTGTAGACGCCGGGGTTGGCCGGATCGACGCCGGACTGTTTCGCAAGGCTCTTTGCCAGTGAGCCCACCGCCGCGCTCATCTTGTCGGTCGGGCTGTCGATGTTGCCCATCGCGCCCGAGAACGTGTTGGCGTAGTTGCCGAGCGCGTTGCCGATCAGGATGCGGTCGTAATTGGCCGCCACCCATGAGTTCTTCTGCGCGGTGGTCGCCGCACTCCACTTGACGCCATTGACGCGGGCACCGGGGGCTTGCAGACGGCCGGTCTGCACGGTCGCGGTCGGGATCGACAACAGCGTGTCGGTCAGGTCGTCACGCACCACGCGACGCGCCCAGCCGCGCAGCAGTTCGCGCGCCGTGCTTCGCACGTTGAATGAGCTTTCCTTGTTGGCGGCGCGGGAATTCGCCACCGCGTTGCGAGCCCAGTCGGCCCAGATCGGGAAGCCGTAGCTGTCGAGGCTTTCTTCTGCGCCGCGCAGCGTACCGGCACCGACGCCATCACCAGAGAGTTGATTGACCAAGGGCACGTTGATCTGCTTGCCATCGGTCGCGAGATCGGCAAGCCGGACGATGATACTGGTAGCGGCTTCGCCCATGAAGGGGTCGAAGCGCGAACGCCGCAGGAAGTCGGAGATGACGTTGCGGCGGAATTTGATGAGTTCGTTCTGGACGTGATTGGTGGTGAACATTGCCTTTTCCCCTTACGGGACAGGCAGCGCCTGTTTTTCCTAGCGCCGCCGGGTGGCCGCTTGGAAAAGTTCTTCCTCGCTGAGATTTTCGTCCGTGTCCGAGGACGCGGCAGCGGTTCCGACTTTTCCGATGGAAATTGTTTTCGGGACCACAGGGCGAGAGACGTTGTTGCCACTTGACGCAGCTTGGCCGCGCCATTTCTCATAGGCCCGCTTCTGGAATTCCGGGTCTGTGAGAAACTCGTCCGCAAGCTTCTCGCGGTAGGCTTTGAGATCGCCGCCCACCGTCGAGATCACTTCCTTGGAGGTGTGCCAGCGCACGATTTCCCCGTAAGGATCAATCGATGTGCGCGCGCGATTGTAGATCGACCATGCCTCGCTATCGCGGGCACCCATGGCGCTTTCCAGCGCTTTGTAGGCGCTGCGAACCTTCTCATCGCCGTGACGGCTGATGGCGTTCTGCAATGAGTAGTGTTCGGTGATGGCGTCGATCCGGCTCTGCACCGGATCGAGCAGCGGCCTGACTTCCTCCTGCACGAAGGCAGAGGGCGCTTCAAACAGGTCGCTGCGCTTGGGCGGTTCGGTCTTTGGCTGCGGCGGTCGCATGAAATCGTCAAGCCGCCGTCGCAGATCATCGCGTTCACGTTCCAGCGCGCGCCGGGCTTCGGTTTCCTCCCGCAAGCGTCCGGACGGCACCATCGGATCGGGTGCGGCGGGCTCTTGCTTGGGTGGTTCTGGCGTCGCTGGTTGGTCTGGCGTTTCAATGGGGCCGGTGGTGGCCTCGTTGAACAATGCAACATCGTCCGTCCCGGCTTCCGCCGGGTCGTTGGGTTCTGCCATGTGGTTCACCTATCGGGACTGTCGCGCCCGCAAGCGTGGCCGGACTGTCGTGTCCGGCAGACGTGGCTGTGAAATTCCGGTCACAGCGCCGTTGCCGTCATGTCGTTGACAGCGGACGAAATTCTAAATAATTTGGACAGATGACCGAGCCTGACAGCCTGATCCTGCAATACCTGCGCAAGTTCGACGCCAAGCTGGACGGCGTCAGCGACCGCTTGCGTTCGCTTGAAGCGCGCTTTGGCGCGCTCGAAAGCCGTTTTGCCGCCATCGAAGGACGGATGGCGGGGGTTGAAGCGAGGCTGGACCGCATCGAAACCCGCTTGGGCCTGATCGAGGCCTAGACCGATGAAGCGGCTTGCGACGGCAAGGCAGGTTTTCGGCGCGCTTGGCGGCGTTCCCGCCGTTGCGCGGCTAACCAAGACCAAATTGAAATCGGCTTACTACTGGCATACGTCCGGCCGGTTTCCGGCCTCGACCTGCCTCGTCATGACATGGGTTTTGGATCAGCTTGGCTACTCCGCGCCGGGCGCGCTCTGGCGTCAGCGTGGCTTGGAAAATCGCACGGCTGCGGAAGTCAACCGCATCAAGTGCGAGCGCCGCGATGTCAAAACCATAAAGGCGCTGAAGCGCGCCGAGCGACAGGTTCTGACCCTCAAGAAAAAACTAAACCTGCCCTGACGGTCGCACCTTGCGATCCTCGCGGCGGTGGAAATCGTCGTGGCTCCGGTCGGCGTTGCGCTGCGCGTGTTCGGCGAACAATTCCAGCGGCGACAACAGCGCCTGATGGTCGAGCTTCCGGGCACTCGCGGTCTTGTGCAGTGCTGTGGCGTTGGTTTCGCGGATGTTGGCGATCCGCTCCGCAACGTCGAGCGGGCTTTGCGGCGGCTCCGGTGCGTTCGGCGAGCCTTCGGTGCGGGCTTTGGCGACGTTGAGCATGGTCTGGGACTGCGTCTTGCCGACTTCGGCGGCGGTCTTTTGCAATTCCGCCTGCTTGTTCTGCAATTCGAGTTGCGCGGCCTGCATCTTCATCGGATCGGGCTGCGAGATCATCGCATTCAGCTTCTTCTTTTCCTTGCCCGGCAGGTAACTCGCTTCGATGATCGCCTGCGGCGGCACCGGCACGTTGTTCTGGCTCAAGGCCATCAGGGTGTCGAACACGTCGCCCATCACGGTTTCGGTGTCGGGGCCTTCATCGATATGGATATCGACGTCGATCTGCCCCAGCGCATTGACCAGTTGCGGACGGCCGTAGGCGTCGAGTTCGACGCCGTTGATCTGCATGAACTGCGCCAGTTCCTCGTCCGCCGTCACCCGCAAAAACCGCTCCGAGGTCCAGTAGCGCTGCGCCGCGCACCATGCGGCGCGGTACTGCGCCAGTTTCCACATCCGGAAGTTTTTCAAAAAAGGCCCGAGTTCGGCCAATCCTGCCTGCTGCGCCATATTGTAGGCGCGGCCGCTAGTGTTCTGTCCGGCCATCGCCAGCATCTGGTTCGGCCCGAAATTGTCGATCTCGTCCTTGGCGTCCTTGTAGTATTGGGTTTGCATCAGGAATTCCTGATCCGGCTGGATGATCTCAAGGTCTTTGCTGTCGCCGTGATAGACCAGCGTGCCATCCGGGCGTGCCGCCTCGCGCCGTGTCACCTCGACATCGTCCACCGCGCCGTCCTTGATCTTCAACTGACGGGTGTTCATGATGTGGATCGACTTCGAGCGATGCTGGTTCATCGCGTCCTGCGGCCCGCGCAATCTGCGGATAAAGCCGTAGTGATCGCCGTCGATGTCGATCTGGTTGGCGAAGGCAAAGAATTTCGAGATCGATTGATTGCGCTCGTTGTAAAACGGGCTGTCGCCTGACATCAGTTCAACGCGGCCCGCGTGCAGGCACCACTTCCAGACGCCGCCTTCCAGATACCAGTGATCGACCAATCGCACGCGGTCGCGGTTGTCGGTCCATAATAGTTCGCGGTCGGTGTCGTAGGCGGTCCAGTAGCCGCCGTCATGATCCACCGCCTCGCCGACCTTGTCGCTTGCCCCTTCGACCAGTTCATCGAGTTCGGAGATGTCGGCCCATTTGTAGATGCCGTGAAATCTTGCATCCGAGAAATCGAATTTGAGGCTCCTGGGATCGTAGAAGAAGCTTTTCGGGTCGCGGTACTCAAAGCGCAGGTCGGGATCGCCGACATCGCCCGGCTCCAGCATCAGTTCATCGACCGCAATGCCTTGAACCGCCCCGTCTCTACAGGCTTCGGTTTCCAAATCCTCGAACAGCGAGGCGTCGCAGATGGTCCGGATCACTTGGGTGGCGACTTCGGCCCCGGCTTCCCCGCGTGGGGTGTTCGGGTAGCATTTGCAGTCGGTGCGGAGCTTCCGCACCGTGCCGACGAGGCTGTCGATCTTGCGGCCGATGCGGTCGAAGGTGATGGCGGGCTGGTTGCGCTTCTTCAGGGTCTTCAACTGGTCCGGCGTCCACTGGTCGGCATGGTAATAGCGCCAACTCAAACGGCCCTCATCGATTTCTCTGGCCTTGACGGAAGCGTAGTCCTCGAATTCCTTGCGCCGCTTGCGCAAATTGGCTTCGCCCCTTTCGTCGTCTTTGTCGGTGTCTTTATATTCGGTTTTGGACAGCGTGACGGTCTGCATCTATAGCACCATCGGGTCGCCCGCACTCAGGCGGTCGAACGCTTTATAGTCGCCCTTCGGCAGCGTGATGGTCTTTGCTCTTGGCATGCGGCCCTTCACCATTTTGTCGAGCAACTGCCCGATCAGCCCGATGGCGTCCACCTGATCGTCGTGAACGCCTGCGGGGAAATGCAACAACTCGCGGCGGAATTCGGCGAGCCATGGCGCGCGCGACGGCACATAAAGCCCCGACAGCGACATCCGGCCCTGAATGGACCGTGCTCGCACCGCCTTGTCGCCACGGGTCGGGAACGCTTCGCGCGTACACCACGCCCGGCGCTGCAACTGTCTTCGATCCAAGAACGGGCCGACACCAGCCCTGATCTGACCCTGTTCTTCCGCCCATGCGTGCGGCCGGTATTTGATGACGAGGTCGCAGAAGGCGTCAATCCAGACATCGCTCGTCATCTGGCCGCGCCACAGGTCGAGCAGATACATTTTGTCGTCGGACGAAAGCCCGATCACGGCATGCACGGTGTAGTCGCCGCCGTCCTTGGTCACCGCATAGTCCGATCCACCGTAGCAGCGCAGGCTTTCAAGGGAAGGAATATGGTCGGTTTCGTGCAGCCACTCGTCCTTGAAGTAGTCGCCCTCCTCCGGGGTCGGCTCCTGCTGGTAGAGCGCCGACCAAATCCGCGACGGCGTGTTGTCCTTCAAATCCCGCAGTTGGTCGCCATAGCCGTAGTCATCGTCATTCCAGAGGAATTCACCGACTTTGCGTCCCAGCGGGTCATTGTCTTGGGCCTGCGCCGGAAGGCTCAGCACCGTCCAGTCCTGAAAATTCAGACACCGCCCGGCCAGATCGTCCTCATGCCAGCGGGTTTGAATGAGCATCTGCCGCGCACGCGGAACCAAGCGCGGCCGAAAGTCATTGAGGTACCAATCCCACAACCGGTCACGCACCAGCGCGCTGTCGGCATCCTGTCGCGAGCGGATCGGGTCATCGATCAGGCCAAATTTTGCCCGAAAACCTGCGATGCCGGTCAAGGCACCTGCGGCGAGATATTCGCCGCCTTGTTGCAGGCCCCAGCGTCCGGCGGCTTGGTTGTCGGTGGTGAGACTGATGCCGAGTTCAACCGCATGCTCGCCAACGAGGTTGCGGACACGCCGTCCCCACCGCTCCGCCAACTCCGTGGTGTGGGAAGCCGCCAAGATCAGTGCATCGGGGATGGTGGCAAACAGCCATGACGGAAACAGCACGGATGCATAGGTCGATTTCGCCGATCCCGGCGGCATGAACACCGCCAGCCGCTCGATGTCGCCCTTCGCAAGCGCTTCCAGATGTTCGATCAGCAGACGGTGATGCCGTGCCGGTTGGTAGCCGTTGGTCAGGCACCAGTTGGTCAACGACAGGCGCAGCCGTCGCCGCCGGTACATTTCTGTAGCGGCCTGCTCGACGGTCCAGTTCATGGGTTGTTGCGCCTGCCTCTGGCTTCATCTAATATGTTTGGATGAGCAAAAAACGCGATGCCATCCTCAAGGTTATGCTGCGGACCAAGCCAAAGCCGAAAGCAAAACCCGATCCGAAAGCAAAACCTGATCCGCTCGCCAAAATTCTGGACGAGGATCGCGTTCCTCACCGAAGGTCCAAAACCGCTTTCGCTAGTCTGTAGCGGCTTGCTCGACGGTCCAGTTCGCCATGGTGTGCTTTGTTGACCCTTTATTGGTCGATAACGGCTTTCGCCAGTTCGTAGATGTCGAGCGTGCCCGAGATCGCCACGGTGTCGGGCTTGGCAAGGGCGTGAATGCGGACCTTGAGCTTGCCGAGGCTGGCCTGACGGCGCAGTTCCTTACGGATCAGATCGATCACGGTGAACAAGTCCACGGACTTCGGCCTCATGTTTGGTGTGCAGGGCCTCGTTCAACTGCCCGAGGATGTGATCGATCAGTTCGTGGTCACACTTTTTCCGGAAACGGCGATCCGCTTTCAGCATCATGATCGCGCCGACGATCAAATCCGCCGCCACGGTCACCGCCAGCGAGCCGCGCTCCGCGTCATCCTCGACCAGTTGCCCGACCGACATGAAGGCATCGCGGCAGCGCTCGACGGCGAGCCTGGCGAGGTCAATTTGCATTTCTTTTTTCATGCCTTACCTTCCGCGCGGCGCTTGCGCATCAATTCGCGCTGGTAGGTTCGCTTGTCGAATTTCGGCTTGGCAACATAAAGGATATCGCGCGCGATTTGGTGCGGACGCTGCGAGCCATACGTCGCAGCGTCCGCCCGGCGAGGTTCACCATCAAGATCGCGGGCGCTTGCAGTCGCCCCAACAGTTTGAGGCACGTCGGTTCGTGCCGCGACCTTATCCGCTGTAGCCAAGCCGGTTTCCATCGGCCCGAATTCCGGACAGAAGCCGAGCCGGTGCCGTTCTCCGCAAATCTTGCAGTAGGGCAAGTCCATAGAGGCTTCCCAAAAAACGCGGACGAGGCTAGGCGGGGGGTTCGCCGACTTTGCGCCCTCGCCCGCGAGGTGCCGCGCTTCAAGGCAGGCGCGGGAAAGTATATTCCCGATTTTTTTGGATTTCTACAAATTTTTTGGTAGACTGACGGGGAACCGGACGGAGGTTGGCAATGGCAGACGATGAACTTATTGGGTGGGAACAAGCCATCACCACCATCATGAAGCGAACCGGCAAAACCCGACGACAGGCGACCGCCGCGCTGATCAAGGTCTGTCACGAAGGCAAGCTGCCCGCCTTCCACGTCATCGACGGCAAGCGCGTGGACATCCCGAAAGCGTGCTTCCCGCTGTTGCCCGACAAGGCCGTCAAACAGTTCGATGAAGACAAGTCGAAGCTGTTTCTTCCACTGGCCGACTTCCAGCGACCGGGCGGGATGAGTAATGACGAACTATTGGGCGAACTACGCAGCGGCAGGTTGAAGGCGAGTGCCGTCAAACTCAGCAAGGCTCACCCCGAAGCCCCCATGGTTGACCTACAAAGTACCGCCGAGTGGATGGCAAATCCGCAAACGCCAGCGCATCTGGTGGCAAAATTCAAAAACAGCATCGACCGGAAGCCGCACTGATGCGAACGATCTTTTCTGCCCAGAAGACGCTATACCGGATCAACGTGATCCCGAGGGCTACGCCACCGGCTCCTCACTGACCTTGATGGTGGCGTCGGGCGGATTGCGCAGCGGGATCATGACATCGCCGGTTTCCGCGACCACGAAATGCTCCTCCTCCGCGCCGTCGGCGTGAATGACATGGACGTGGGCCTGCACTTCGCCCGAGACGCGGATCGTGACGGTGGTGGTCATGATCTCTCCTAACTGTATTTTTTGATGAAACGGTAGACGTACCCCGGATCGAAGAACAGTTGCCAATGATCCCTGTCGAACCTGAACCGAACGCCGTGCTCAAAGCGAAGGTGCGCGCGGGCCTTGCCTAGTCCACGATGGTAAATCTGGTGAGCCCGAGAGGTCGTGACACCCATTTCTTTGCTGATCTCCCGTTCCAGCATCGCGTGAAGCGCGCGGTCAACAAGCATGGCCTGCTCACGATCCGTCAAAACGGCCAGCCCCTTGCGAATGAGATCGCGGGCCTCCATGCGGGCTTCAAAGTCCATTTCCCAAACCTATTGGACCCGAGAGAAATATTTTCTGACTGTGCCGCAATCACTTCCGCGAAACAAGGTCAGCGTTGCTGCTTGACACACCAAAGTTCTTGGAGATCAGTCTCCCTGTCTCCCCACACCCATCTGCCGCGCAGCCACGCAACAGCGAGGCGCATCCGTCTTTTTGGGATTTGCGGAATTTTGGAAACGATGACGCAAAAGACTTTTTTGGTTTGGCGACGAGGTAGGGGGTGGTGTCGAAGAAAGCATGCTTAGCCCCGCGATTTTTCCCCCTCCGGTACCTCTGACGCGCTCGCATCCCCTGCCTGTGCAGCATTATCACTGCCTGCAACATGCTGACGTTCGTCAGAGTGTTGCAACATCGGCGCTGCATCATGCTCGATGGTGCGATGTTGATTGATGATTGCGAGTAATTCACTGTCAGGAACCTGCTCAATGCGATGCGTCACCTTGGTCTCTGTGTTGTATCGGTCTTGCCAGTCATCAGGCGCGGCGTTCTTCAGCGCGAATATCGCAGCGGTGACACCAACTCCCATTGCAGTCGTCAGCAATTTATTTTGAAGCGCAAGCAAGCGCCGCGATTTGCCAACCTGTATCGCGTCATTAAAGTCAGCGTGTTCCGTCATCCATCTATAGACCGTTTCGCGCGCCACTCCGATTGATCCCGCGACGGCCGTCACGTCATAGCCCTGTCCCATCACCTCTATCGCAAGGTCGCAGTATTCCGGCCGGTACAGGGTTGGTCTGCCGAATTCATAGCCGTCAGGCAACGGACGCTTGCGCTTGAAAGGTCGCGGGGAA